GGACCGGGATGATCGGGAAGAGTTTTTCAACAGGCTGAACGAGTGGTCTTATGAGAAATATGAGGAAGCCCTGTTGGAAAGCGAGTTGGAAACGCCAGATTATGGTGAGGAGTATGAGAATTGATGGATTAACAACAAAAACGATTTGAATTATGGAAGAGAAGAACCAGACCGTCGTAATGACGGAAACCGAGAAGGCGGAGTTTGATGCCTTCCGTCAGGCGAAAGCCAAGAAAGTCGCGGAAGAGAAGGCGAGAGCCGACCGCGAGATGTATAAGCAGATGGTGGACGAGGAGATCGAACGCTCTATTCCGGTGTTGCTGGGTATCAGCGAGCGCATCAAGGAGAGCAAGCGGACGGTGATGGAGAATTTCAAGACCATCCTTGAAATGAAGTCCGACCTGTTCAAGACGAAAGCAAAGGACGATCAGCGCAGTCACACATTCACCAACAGCGAGGGAAGCAAGCGTATCACGTTGGGCGTGTATGTGACAGACGGTTACCGCGATACGGTGGAGGACGGAATTGCCATCGTGAAGGAGTATATCGAAAGCCTCGCCAAGGACGAAAAGACCAAGGCGCTGGTGAGCATGGTTCTCCGCCTGTTGGCACGTGATGCCAAAGGTACGTTGAAAGCCTCGCGCATCGTTCAATTGCGCAAGGTAGCGATGGAAACCGGTGACGAGCGTTTCATGGAAGGCGTGCGCATCATCGAGGAGAGTTACCAGCCGGAGGTGAGCAAGCAGTTCATCAGAGCTGAGATAAGAGACAATAACGGGATGTGGAAGCCCATCCCGTTGGGTATGACAGAATCCTAAAAATGAAGAGTATGATACAGAATGTAGAGAAGAGCCCCAAAGTAGCCTTGTGCCGTGCTTGTCGCGGCACGGGTGTCGTACAGAGAACGACCGAACTTCCTTCTCGGATTTTCAGAAAAAAGAAAGTGAATATTACCGAGGAGGCTTGTCCCCAATGTGGCGGCAGCGGCCGGGTGATAGTGAGCGCGAAGATGGAACTGGACATTCAACCATATAATCCAAAGAAGGAGTAAGCGATGGCAAAGCGACGCGGAGTAAGTTATGAGAAACGTGTGGAGGAGATAAACAGGATATACGACCAATATGCCAAACGCGGTGTACCGAACCGCGAGATCTGGCGGCGGTACGTATATCCTGTATATGCCGTTACCGAACGTACATTCTACAATATACTCAACGCGAGCGCGGATGCGAGCAAGAAGATAGCTGACGAGGAGACCCGCCAGCTTTTACTCTTTAATGACGATGACTATGAACAAGGACGTGCAGAAGATAATCGCCCGGATCCTGCAGGATATCCGGGTGGAGATGACAGATGAGTTCGACCGTAATTTTGAGCGTCAGGCTTTTTTCTCCGAGGCATGGCAGCGGCGTAAAAGCCCGACACGTCCCGGAGGTTCTATTTTGATAGATACCGGCCGGCTCAGGCGGAGCGTTTCCAGCCGGACCACGGAGAACAGCATCACGTTTTACACCGACCTTCCGTATGCGGTCATCCACAATGACGGCGGGGAGATAAGGGTGACAAAAAAGATGAAGCGTTATTTTTGGCATAAATACTACGAGGCGACCGGTTCTTTCGGGCGCAGGAAGAATGGAGAGAAACGCAAGGACAAACGTACCGTGCAGCTGACCGGCGAGGCGAAGTTCTGGAAGTTCATGGCGTTGAAAAAGGAGGGCAGCATGATCAAGATTCCCCGAAGGCGTTTCTTGGGGGTTTCTCCCGAAGTGGAGAAGGCTGTCCGTGAAATCATAGAGGAGAATATAACGGAATATTTCAATGTTGAATTTGATATAAGACGGAAATGAGAAAGGAACTTTATAATATGCTCTGCAAGGAGCTGAAGGAGGTGGGCGGAGGCTTGATAAAACACATCGACCTGTGGAACCACAATGTGGAGTTTATCGAGCAGGAGGAGAATTGGGAACGCCCTGCCGTATTCGTGGAGTTCTGCCCGATACGCTGGAACGCGATTGTGGACGGGGTGGAATATCGGGCCGAACCGGAAGTGAAACTGCATATCGTGACGGACTGGGCCGGTGCGGCCAACGAGGGCAGCCCGTTCAAGGAAGAGGCGTTGGAGGTGTTTGACCTGCCGGAACTGATACATGAGCGGCTCTCGTGCATGGATGGCGATACTTTCATGGCATTTGACCTTGTGGAGAGCCAGACGAACCACAACCACGAGGAGATCGTGGAAAATATCGAGGTGTATTCGTGCGTGGCCTTCAAACGGCTTCGATAAACGGCCATGTTCGGACAGTAAAGCCTCCGGCGGACAAATTACCGCCGGAGGCTTTCTATTTCAACAGGGGGCAAAGAAACGCCGTCAGGCAGCCTCTTTTTTGAACAGCATCATGTCCGTGTAGGATGAGCTGTAGTTTATGTGGGCGTTGAACTCCATCCGGGTACATCCCTCGAACGGGTTGCCGGTATTTTTGTTTTTCCCGATCCATTCGCACAGCTCCAGGATGGAGGATTTGTTTGAGGTGAAATAGACGAACGGATGCCCGGATAGCACGTTCAGCACGTCGAGGTAATCCGACATACGCCAACTCATATTGTAAGTACCCACGTCGGTGGAAAGGTACGGCGGGTCCACCAGGAACACCACGCCCGGCGTGTCTTTGTAGCGGTTGAACAGCTCCTTATAATCGCAGGAGACGATTTCCAGCCCCTCCAGATAATCCGTGCACTCCGGATAGTCCGCTTTCCGGATGTTGTTATAAAGGGCTTCCTTCCGCATCTCCGGTACGCTCAGTTTATATTTCATGGAGAACATCAAAGAGGAGGACAGGGTGATGAAGTCCACGTAACCGGTCTCGTGCTCCTCCTGGAGGATACGGCTGAAGATGCGCTCACGCAGTTCTCCGGTTATGGTCTTGTGCCGTGGAACGGAATTCCCTACCATGGAACGCAGGTCGGCGATCAGCCGGTTTGTCCTTGGGATGTTTTCCAACCGCTTGTGGTAATTGTCGAAATCGTTGTATATGACCGTGGCTTCCGGCTTGCATCGTTTGGTGATGTGTGATAACAGGCCGGAACCGCCGAAAAGGTCAACGAATACCGTGCTTTCCGGATATTGTTCCAATACTTTCATAAACTTGCGTGCGAACATGCGCTTTTGGCCCACGAATGGCAGCGGGGCTGACAGATACGTCTTTTTCATACGTTCAATTCGAATTTTACGTTAGGATTTCCGGCAAGCAGTTCTTGTGTGCGTGTGACGTTGTTCTCGTAAATATGCACGTTGCCGAGGTTGATTGTGATGGATTTCAGGGGTAGTTCTATTTGCCGGGATATAAGGTACAGGTGATAGATGTCCGCCGGTAATCCGAGGTTGGCGTCCGAGCTACGCTGGTAGGCCGTCAGGACCAGTTCGCCTTGTTCGATCTGGAACTGTACGAGGCTGAGGCATGGTGCCTGGTTGCTTTCCGTGCCGGTCGAACCGAGGAACAGCACGTAGTTCTTGCTGCTTCGTTTTTCCCGGTTGATTTTGCCAATCAGAGGTGGCAGCTTCTCGAAATAGGTAGGGTAGGAGTTCACGAGGATGGAGCCGCAGTAGTCCCACCAGTTTATCCCGGCTTCCCGGTATTTCTCAACCTGTCTTTCCCCGCTCATGAAGAGCGACAGTTCGCTTCTGAGCTTCTTCCGTGCGATATTGTGTCCCTCGAAAATATCGAGCAGTTCCGCAGGGGACAGTGTTACCGTCTCGTTCAGCAGGTAACGGCTTTCACCTTTCCTGCCTTTTTGTGTCTTGCCGTCGGCAAGTACCTTTTTTAGGATTTGATAATACTTGTTCATGGTGTGTTGTTTTGATACCCCGCAAAGGTACCGCGCCGTTATCCCTCTTCAATGGGGAGGCTGTCCCATTACACTGCAAACGGGTTACAGTCGCTTTGCAGCCGTTTGATGAGCGTGTATACCTTTCGCTCGCAAACATTATAACGTTCGGCCAGTACTGCCACGATGTAGGAAACCTTTTCGCCTTCGTCCAACAGCCTGTTGTAGTCATTGTATAGTTCGATATACTGTACGTCTTCCATCCGGATTCCTACTTTCCGGCATGTTTTCAGCATTCCTTTATTCAATTTCAGTATCTCAATTACTTTCATATTCAACAAAAATTAGTACTTTTGCACTGTCTCACTTATTTATGCGCAGAAGCGTACACAAAAAAACCTCTTGCAGGCGAACGAGGGTCTATGCCCCCGGTCGTGCCTGTAAGAGGTATCTTTGTGTTAATAAGTAAGTGAGACGACTAATTAACAGGCCGGGGGCTTTTTTTACAGCCTTACCCCCGAAGGCTTTTTTTAATCTACCGCATATAGCGACAAATCAAATACATCTTTCTTTTTCCATCCGTCGGCCAGCGTGTTTTGGATATGCTGCATGGCTTTCGTATAGAAGTCTGTCAGGTCTTCCAGTGTGGCAAACTCGCGATAGACCGGTTCGGTGTCCGTCCCGAATTTGAACACGACCGGAAGAGTCGCCCCTGCTGTTTGCACGGCAAGGTCGTAGGCTGCCTTGTAGTTGAACTGGTTCTCGCTTGACAACCATACCGGGACATTCTCGTAGGTGAAACCTGATAGGATATCCTTGTCGGTTTCCCGGTTGTGCCATGTTATGACCGTGGAGCGTATCTCGTCTTCGGTGGGTCGATGGTCGAACTCCTCTTCCATGTAGGTGGCCGATCCATTCTCTCCCGGCTGCACGTCCCATCGGACACGCCATTTGTTTTTAATGGGGTTTATGCATTCAAGCAACCGTACCCCGGTGTTTCCTTCCACTTTTTTCATCAGCTGAATACATACTTGGTTCTACCTTTGCCGAAAGTTTCCGTCCGGATGATGGTCTCAAACGGAAATCCGTCCGGCATTTCACTCACTTGCGCGAGGATGTTCTTCATCTCTTCCGAGTTGGTGAAGAACTTCTTGGCCTCGCCATTCATCTCGATGGCTACGATACAGCGGTCTTCGCCCTGTTCGGTGCGGATGCCGGTCTCGAAGTCCTTCACGATGATGGGTAAGTTCACTAATTCCCGGATGCTTACCACGGAGCCGGGAAAACGTTTCTTGCCGTCTTCCGGCTTGTAGGAAACGTTCAAGTCTTTAAATGATCTCATTTTTTTGCCTGTTAATTTATTAAACAACATATTGCAGTCGGCGTGCTTGGCCATCCCATAGAAGGAAGCGACCAGTTCACGCCTTCTTTTCCTCGATTTGACCTCGTGCATTTTTCGGGCGAACTTCTGTTTGATGCGCTTGCGTAGGCGCACATGGTCGGGGTATATGACATATCCCAAGAAGTCTATGCCCTCGTCCACCGGGAATACACGTTCATCAGGCTTTACGGTAAGCCCGATTTGTGCGACCTGGAAGTGGACGGCATCACGAATCTTCCACAATTCTGATTTCGCGTCACCGAGTACCACGCCGTCATCGCAATAGCGGTAGAAATGGCGGACGCCGTACTTGTCCTTCAAATAATGGTCTAAAAAAACAGACAGGAGCAGGTTGCCCAACCCTTGCGACGACCTCAGCCCGATGCTGATTCCTTGCGGCATGAGCCTTACGAAGTTGTCAAGCATGGCGATGAGTTTCTTGTCTTTGAATACCCTCCGGACGCAATACATTACGAAATCCTGCCCCACGCTCTCATAGAACTTGGAGATGTCGAATTTGTAGCAGTAGCGTGTTCCTTCCGGGTCTTCTTTCATGTCGCGGCGTATGTACTCCATGAGGTCGTGCATGCCGCGGTTCTTGATGCTGGCTGAGGTGGTACGGATGAACCGTTTCTTCAGGTGCCTGTCCACTACGGCCATGATTGCGTGGACGGCGATGCGGTCCTTCATGGTGAGTATCTGGATACGTCGCATTTTTCCACCCTCCACGATTTCCCTCTCCCGGTAATCCTTGACGGTGAATGTACCCGTCTTGATTTTTCCGGTAAGTTCCTGAAGCACCTCTTCCCTGTGCGCAAGCAGGTAACGTCCCTGGCGGCTTTTTTTTCGTTTGGAGCCACGGAGGACCTGGTCGAATGATTCCGCCATATTGGAATAATCGGCAATCTCTTCCACTATATATCCTTGCCTGTGCATTATAGCATTGTTTTTTTTGATTGTTTTACAAACGGAAGATAAGGGCCTTCCTTTCCCCGGGTCTGACTTCTTCGAGCTGACTTGAGCCTACCAAACTCCACCCGACGCGTGATTTTTCAGCTTTCCGCACCTGTGCGCTTTTGCTGTGGCTTGCTTCCCTCGGCACCACGGTAGGGGACACGTCCCCGGTGTTGTACGCCGATTGTTAGATTTCCAGACGGGAGCCGACATTCGTGTTCGAGTTCGATGCATCGTTATTCGCATTCGCATTCGACACGCCGCCATTCGCATTCGCATTGTTGTACCCGCGATAGACCACACGGACTATCAGGAAGCTCCACCGGGGTGCAAAGGTACGGATAAAAGCCAGTCCCCTTGTTAGATAACGAGGAAAATCAATGCGGCGATTGCTCCTCCGGTCACGGTGAGTGTCCAGTCCGTCCAGTCCCAACGACCGCCCCGGAGCTTGTCTTTGAGCTCCAGCGAGGAGGCTGCGATGGCGGCTGCGTATAAGGCCGCGTACGGTGTCAGGGCTGGCAGCCCCACGATAAAACCGCCTACCAGGTGTTTGTAGCGGTTACTTTGTTTCAAAAATGAAAGAATCTTGTTCATAAGCAATTGGATTAAAAAATGTTTTGTATATTTGCAAACACAGAAGCATTGAGGGAATGACGAGCAGGCGTTTTAGTCCAAAGTGTCGCCCTTGGTGCTTTTGTTTTTTTTATTCTACTATTATATCATTTACTGAGTATAAAAAGTATTTTATGCGGATATAACCGTTATCCCTTCTTGTTACTTCTTTGGCAACATTAAGCCTTACCCATTTTCCATTGATTTTAACTTTGAAGTAGAAGAAGTGTTCCACATTGTCCGTCCTTGGGTGAGTCAATGCGGAATCATCCACATATTCGGCACGTTCAAGGTGTGAATCCAGGTTCTTCAAGTCCTCCTTGGAAACGATGCGTGTCCGTCCGAATGTGTCGGAGAACAAGTGCTTGTTGCCCTCTTTGGTAAAGCCGATATTCAAGTCCTTGCCATTTATGTTCTTTTCCACTTTCTTTTGAAGTAGAGGCTCCATTTCATGCAGATAATGGATACGTTCGATAGCTCGTGCGGACTTTTCCCGGTCTCCGGCGCATTTTTGCAGTATTTTGCAGGCGGCGCACAGCTCGTTGTCCGGAACGAAGGCCAGTTTAAGTTTCCCTTTGGCCATATCACAATCCCTGCACCTTTTGATGGTGTATGGGTTGTAATCCGGCATGGTCTTCTGTTCTTTTCCCGGGTTGAACCGGAAGATGCCTTTGGTGTCCCTTTGAAGGGCTGACTCGCCCAATGCCATTGCCTCATCGTAGGGCGTTTCCGGATATTTGGATTTTCGTACCTGGACTACGGTGCACCTGCAGTTCCATCCATTTGGCGGGAAATACTCTTCCCAAAAGGGGTCTGCCATAGGTCGTGTTACCCCATGCAGTTCGGCATGTTCCGGGCGAACCTTGCCATCCCCGGCCGTCCGGTACTGGAGGTTGTAGCGGTCCCCGTCTTCTGCGAACCGTTCCCACTTGGCGGCCATAGTCGCCGAAGCCTGCACAAAGTTGTACTCTGCCCGGAGGTAGCCCCGATTATAGGTTTCGTCTATCTTCCGGACATCGTTCAAAAAGCGTTCGAACGTTTTTCGATTGCCGTTCTCATCCAGCAGGGAGGGGAAGGCTTCGTTCAGTTCATGGAACGTCTTTAGGCCTGAGAATATATAATCCGACCTCTGCAGGCGCCCTCGCATGGCCTCGGACATCTCCACCTGCCGGAATGAAGAGTCCAGGACGGAGGCGTGCGTCTCTATAAAGTCCTGCGCCTCTTCTGAAGCCAGTATGTTGATTTCAAGGTTTGCCCCCTGCTCCCGGAACAGGGCTTTCATCATGCGGTCGAACATCTCTGTAAGCTTGTCACGCATCAATTTTGCCTCGTCCTCTTTTGAGAGTTGGAGGGTATGATTGCCAAGCAATGAACTGTAGCGTAGATGCAGCCCCGAATAATCCTCGGGGCTCAGTCGAAAAAACGGGATAGCGTTCCAGCCTGTTTGTCGTCTTTCTTCTTTTTCGGATCTGCCGGGTCCGGCTCTTCCTTCGGTTCCTTCTCCTCGCACGGAATGCCGTATTTTTCCTCAAAGTACTGTGGCTTCACCTTGTAGTGCTGCAGTACCATTTCTTCGTAGGCTTTCTGCTGTTCGGGAGTGTAGTCAATGGAGTAGTCCCAATCAAAACGCAGTCCCTTGACAGGAAAACCGTGACGAACCATGCGCGGAATGAGTTGGTTGTTCACTATATCCCGCAGCATGTCGCAGTCACTTTCCACGAGGTTCTGGAACACTTCAAGGTGCGTTTCAGACTGTGAGAGGCTGCTTCCGTCCTCAATGGTCATCGTTTGTCCGATGATAAGCTTTGACAGTTCGGAATTGGCCCGATCGATGCGCTTGTCATAGACATTGAATGCATCTCCCTTGCCGCTTTCCACAAATTCGATTTCGGTTTCCATTCCTGCCACCATGGAGAGAGCGGTTCCGGCTTCACGCAGCATCTTGTCAAGGCGGTCGATTTCTTTCTGGTCGCGCGAGGTGGTGCGTGCTATACGCATGGGCATTCCGAATATTTCCCCGAAGGTATCCCAAAAAGCCAGCATATTCTTTTTGGGGATAGTCTGTGAAGCTGCCTTGAGATACAGCCCGAGGTCGTCAGGTCTGCCGGCCTCAATGAGCCAGTCCGAAAAAGGCGGCTGGCGGTAGTCTATACCTGTAGTCCAGTCCTGTCCGAGGTCGGTTATGACACGCCCATATTCAGGAATGACATGCTTACGCGGAATAAGCTTCACATCCGAATAACAGATGCAGCCGTCGCCGTCAGTGCAAAGGTCGCCCAATTCGATGAGCGAATGTCCCCAGTAGATGGAATCGAGCGCATATCGCATGAGCTGTTTGAACCAGGATTGGTCGAAGAAGTGTACCGCCTCCTCGTTCTCATCCCCTTTCACGTCTACGATTTTGAAAGAGCGTGCCATGACAAACCCTCTGCGCTGCTCCACGCATCCGGAGAGGTGAAGATCTATTTCCGCGTCCCGGTAGATGTCGTACAGGCGCTGGCGGCTGGGGCTGTCCACATTGATGGCCGACTGCCAGGCATCGCGCCAGTTCTTGATGTCCTTCCGGGTGAGTGCATCGGTGGTGCGCTGCAGGTCGATGACCATTTTCTGCACCCGCTTGATGTCTTTCCCCTTGGCCAGATTAAAATTGCCGTATGGCGTTTGCAGTACGTTTTTCGGTTTACTGGAAAACATACCGCTGAAAAAGTCTTTAATATCCATAGTCCTACCAATTATGATGAAGCTGCTTCTGACAGCTGTAAACAAGTGAATTTCCGGACGGAAGCCCATCTTCTCCGACAGCCAAGGGCAAATCAGGGACAATTTTTCCGGCCTGTACGCCTTCAAGCCACTTGATGGCCCGTTCATATCGTTCCTTGCGTATCTCGCTTCCCATCTTTTGTGGCATGGCTGCGCTCATGTGGTAAAGTGAAATGTCGCAGGTGTACATGACAATGAGCCGGTTCCGGTGTTCATCCTGTGCAGAGAAAATGGCCGTACAGTCGTATTTCGGCCGTAGATAACCGGCAATTTCTTCCCGGGCTTCCGCTTCTGCATTGGTACGGTTTTCCGGGCTTACCTGGGAGATGACCTTCAATGCGTTGTCGCCGATGACAACTTTGTAATCTTCTTCTGTAATGAACATGACCTTATTATTTAGTGATGAATAATGCCATTTTTTCTATATCCCGGATAGTGGTTCCCTTGCGGAAACGGTGGCGGTGAATCAGTTCGCAGATATTCCTTTTGGGGACAACTTTCAGTTTGCCGCCCATATACAGGACGTAGTATTTTCTTCCGTAGAGCTTGGCATACTTGCAAGCACGGGCAACGGCACGTTTATAGCGCCATGCAAAAATCATTCTTTTAATCAGTTGTATCATGTTACCATATATTTTTGGCGGTCGGCCTTTTGCCGAACACCGGTTGAAAACTCTCCTGTCTTGAATTGCGCTGCAGCATCCAGATGGCTCCCTCGTCGGCATCCGGTGCATCATCGTGAATACGGCTGCCACGCTCCAGAGCCAAGGTCTGTTCGATTCCGGTCTGCATATCCGGCGATTCTTTCAACTTCTCATTGTAGAATACGAAACCGCGTTCCCATAATGGTGACACCGCTTCGATGCGCTGGAGCTTGTCCGGCTTCTTTCGTTTGTCCGGCATGATGGGCAGTTGGTATCCACGCAGATTTCCTTCTGCCTCAAACTCATCCAGAATGACATCCTGCATGAAGTTCGCTTCCATAAAGAACTGGACGGCTGCCGTATCGCGTGTACGCTCGTAGAGGTCGTAAAGCCACCGTACCATTCCGGAAACGGTATCCTGCCGGACGTAACAGTCTATAAGGTGCAGTTCCTTCCCAATCTTGCCCCAAAGGCGGCAAGCCTTGTAGTCGTTTGAAGTGGTCGATTTGAAAGAGGGGTCGGTATAGCAGACCAGCATTTCATACTTGGACAGTCTGGGCAGTTTCTTGTAACGAATCCAGTCTGCCCGGAAGATAGTGCCGTCCACGATGGGGTTGTGCATCATCTCCTTTTCCCATGCCCGGTAGCCTACGAAATCCCTGTATTCCTGCGCCTCCTCTTTCGTCCATTTTTCGCGCCATACCGGTTCTCCGTTCTTGTCTATTGCCTTGATGACGGATACATGTACCCCTTTTGTCTTGGTGAGATTGGCCAGCACCGAGTTTTTAGAAATGAGGTTCCCGACCATGATAAAGCGTCCCCGGCCCACATCCAGTGCACCAAAAAGGGCTTCTTTCACCCAGTCTGTAATGTCATGCACCCGTTTCTCATTGCGGCACAGTTCGTCGTCATCCAAGTCATCGATGACGATGTAGTCCGGGCGTGCTTCCCGGTCGCGCAGACCACGCGGAGACTGTCCGCGTCCGCAAGCCAGGAATTTCACCCCGTTGGCAGCCTTGAACTCCCCATCCTGCCAGGAGGCATTCCCCTGCTGCTTGCCGAAGTCGGCAATGATGCGCTGGTTGTGTTCCAGTTCCGCCTGAATATCGCCCAGCAGACGTGTGGCAGAGTCTTCGCTTTTGCCGACCACCACCATGAAATTGATGAGCCGCTTTGGTTGGAACATGAGCCATAATGGGACGAAGATGTCCATGTGAGTGGACTTGGCATGACCGCGCGGCCACATGAATACCGCCTTCAGGTTGGGCGTACCCCTTACTTTGGCCGCTGCCGCATTGTGGAACGGTGCATTGTGAATGGTGCGTATGGCTTCCCCGGTAGTCTTGTCACGCAAGGTGAGGAAGTGGGGAAAGTAATATTCGCAGAATGCGGCATAGTTACCCTGCAGCCGCAGAATGCGCCTGTCCCTTTGTGCCGGTGTCTCGCCTGCGAGCAGCGCCGTATCCGTAATGGACTGTACCCTTTTGCAGTGTTCTTTCCACTGTTCGTATGCCTGTTTCTTTTCCGCTGCTGTTGCCATGCCCTTGTTATTTTATGCCCATCTGTTCGGTTATGTACAGGTCCTGGTACTTGTTGATGGCCTTTACCAATTCCGGGGTCACATCCGGGTCGATCGTCGAGCGGTATTCGATCCATTTGGAAAATGCCATGAACACTTCGATGGCATCCACCACATTGGCCTTCTTGTCGAGCTTCTCGATGACCGCCGACAGTTTTGCCAGCTTGTCGCCCAGCCCGGCTATCAATGTGGGGTCATCCGACGAGTTCACTTGTGTGATAAGCGTGTCGATGGTGAGCAGAAGCTTGTTCACCAGTTCCGGGCGAGTGACGTTCTTTGCCGCCCTTGCTTCTTTCCACCCTTCGGAGGTACACCATTTGGATATGGTGACACGAGACACGTCCACCTTTTCCGCTATTTCCGTTTGCTCCATTCCGGAGAGGAATAGTGAGCGTGCGAGCGATTTCTTCTTTTCGATTTCTGCCTTTGTCATATTATAAAGAATATAGGTTTGAACGGCAGGTATTGGAATGACTGTACACCTGCCCGATTTGTTCGCAAAGTTGTCCGCTTATCGGTTTGCCGCCAAAATAATGTGTAACGGTTTCATAGAAGTGTGCAACCGTTGCACACATTTTTGGCGGCCCTGCGAGTGCTCCGTAATATTGCAGAGCCAACGCACAAAGGCGTGGCATGGAAAAATGAGTAAACGTGTAAGAATTTCAAATGACAGCCTGAACAGTTACGGAAGCCGCGTGCTGACATCGGGCATGAGTGTGGAGCAGTACTGCCGGAATCCGGTACTGCTGTACATGCACCAGCGCGGTAGCGTGATCGGTTATGTGAAGGATATCCGGGTGGAAGACGGCGAGGTGACCGGTGAACCCGTGTTTGACGAGGCGACCGACCTCAGTAAGAGGTGTAAGAAACAATTTGAGTTCGGCAGCCTGAGAATGGTAAGTGCCGGCATAGATATCCTGGAACTGAGCGAACAGCCCGAACATCTACTGCCGGGACAGACTTGTCCGACCGTGACCAAGAGTAAACTGTACGAGGTCTCTCTGGTGGACGTTGGTTCTAACGATGATGCCATCATATTGATGAAAGACGGTAAACAAATCACTTTGGGAAGGGACGGGGAATGTCCCTTGCCATCAATCAATAATCAAAAAACAGAAGAAGAAATGGAACTGAAACTTTTGGCCCTTCAATTGGGGCTGCCGGAAACGGCGACGGAGGCTGATGTAACCCGGGCATTGAATGACCTGAAAGCGGCCAAGGCTGAGAATGACTCTCTGAAAGATGAAAACGGGAAGCTGACCCTGGCCCGCATTACCGGTCTTGTGGAAAAGGCCGTAGCGGAGAAACGACTGGGGGAAGACAAGAAGGCACAGTTTATCGAACTGGGCAAGAAGGTTGGATCCGACGAGCTGAAGAATGTGCTTGATGCCATGCAACCCCAGGTGAAGATCTCCACCGTGCTGAGTTACCAGGGTGGCAAGCAGCAGGCACAGCCGTCCACCTATGCCAAGCTGAGCGATGTCCCGAGTGACGCACTGCTTGAAATGCGTGAGCAGAACCCGGAGGAGTACAAGCGTCTGTACAAGGCCGAATATGGAATGACCTGTGAAATTTGAAAACCTTTAAAATGAAGACAATGGGAAAAATTGTAATGCTTTTGACGGCACTCCTGTTCAATACGCTGACAGGTGCCGTGTGTGCTTCCGTGCTGGGATTCTCTCCTGCAGCCGGAGCTGTGGGAATGAATGCGGTGGCAGCCTTCATGGGCATGGCTCCGCAGAGCGCTTCAATACTCCGTGAAGGGGTTTATACGGAAATCTGGACGGGCGAGCTTGTCAAGGTACTCCGTGCCGGGCTGGAAGGCACGTGGCTGTCAGGAATTCCCGACCAAAGCAGTATCGTGAACAACGATGTGATTCATCTGGTAGAGGTAGGGGTGGATCCGGACGTCTTGATTAACAACAAGACCTACCCGATTGACGTACAGGCTTTGGAAGACAAGGACATCGCCATCAAGCTTGACAAATTCCAGACCAAGGCCACGCCGATTACGGATGACGAACTTTATGCCATCAGCTATGACAAGACCGCCCGTGTAAAGGAAGGTCATGCCAACAGTATCAATGATGCGAAGTTCACCAAGGCGGCCCATGCCCTTTGCGCGAACAAGAATACGGCAACGACCCCGGTGCTTAAGACTACCGGCGAGAAAGATCCGGCCACAAACCGTCTGCGCCTTACCGTGAATGACCTTGTGGAAATGAAGCGTGCCCTTGACAACCTGCGCGTGCCGTCAGACGGCCGCAGACTGGTGCTTTGCCCCGACCATGTGAATGACCTGCTGCTGACCAGCCAGGCATTCCGCGAGCAGTACAACATTGACCGCAACAGCGGCAAGGTAGGCAACCTGTATGGCTTTGAAATCTATGAGTACGGCAACAATCCGCTTTATACTACAGCCGGAGTGAAAAAGGCATTGGGTGCAACGGCAGAAGCCGGTGAATTCCCGTGTTCGTTTGCCTTCTACAAACAGCGGGTTTTCAAGGCAACAGGCTCTACCAAGATGTATTATTCCGAGTCAAAGAACGACCCGTTGAACCAGCGTAACCTGATTAACTTCCGCCATTACTTCATCTGCATGCCCAAGAAAGAGGATGCCGGAGTGGTAATGATGAGCGGCTATCAAGCATGATGATTATGGCAAAGTTGAAATATCTGGTAATACACTGTACGGCAACTCCGGAGGGACGTGAGGTTTCATCTGCGGACATTCGCAAATGGCATACATCTCCGGTTGCCCAGGGAGGAAGAGGATGGAAGCAGGTTGGCTATACCGACCTGTTCCACCTGAACGGAGGCGTGGAACGTCTGGTAGAAAACAATGAGGATGCACAGGTGGACCCTTGGGAAGTGACCAACGGAGCCAAGGGATATAACAGTGTGAGCCGTCACATCGTGTATGCCGGAGGCGTGGAAAAAGACGGTAAGACCCCGAAAGACACCCGCACTGGCTGTCAGAAAAAGGCACTGGAGAAGTATGTGAAGGATTTTCACCGGAAATTTCCTGATGTACGCATTGTAGGACACAACGAACTGGCAGCGAAAGCCTGTCCGAGTTTCGATGTGCAGGAATGGTTGAAAGAAATAGGTATTAATCAATAATAAAACCGGGTGGTATGGACTTGAGCGAATTTATGAACATTATCCTTGGCGGCGGCCTGGTTGGTACGGTGGCGACCATTGGCTCCTTGCGGGCTACTGTGAGAAAAGCGAAAGCGGAAGCGATGAAGGCCGAGGCCGGTGCAGAGGCTATGCGCATAGATAACGCCGAACATGCCACCCGCATTTTGATGGAGAATATTGTAAAACCTCTGAAAGATGAATTTTGTGAAACAAAGAAAGAACTGGCCCGCAATACACGTGAGATGGCCCGTCTTAGAAAAGCTATTGATACAGCCGGGAACTGTCCTCATCGTGACGATTGCCCTGTGCTTGACAGGTTGCGCGAGTCACCGAAAGAGCATGAACCGGGAAGTCCGGACGGAAACGGCAAGCGCCGACAGCGCGAGCGGAAGTCGACGGGCGGGACTGGTGATGGCGGGGGTACCGGCGAGTTCGGTGAAGCTGACTATACCGGCGGACAGCCTCCGTAAACTTCCTGAAGGGGCGGTGTATCGCGGGAAGAGTGGACAGGCGAATCTGACCGTAGGCAGCGACGACAGCGGGAACATCGTGGCCGAAGCCTCGTGTGACAGTCTGCAGCAGCTGGTGCTATGGTATGAAGAAGAGCTGGCGCGTATCCGTAG